TTCGTACTCGTACTCTTTGGGAAGACTGGATGTCATTCTTTGGTGGTGATGAAACCGTAACTCCTCCTTGGATGGATCCTACTGCCGAGAACACTACGCAAGGACATAAACAGTTTAATATTAATGATGACTTGCAGACAGGAACGCTTGCTGATTACCTTGGTGTTCCAACTACGATAACAGGTGAATATGGTTCTACATCTAAAGTTAATCAATCATCTGATATTACTACTGAGTATACGGCTTATAATAAAAAATGGATTGTAGGTACTCGATATAATAAGTCTGTCGTTTCTTTAGCGGAGATTAAGGATTATATTACATCTGATTCTCTTCAGACGCCTGGTAAATTTCTTACTGATTTTCCTGACACTGGTAAGGGGTTACCCTCTGGTGTTACTGCTTCTGTCTTAAATTTTGCTGGTATTAAATTTAATTCGATTTCCTCTCTTAAGGCGACTTTCAATTTGTCAGCTTTTGGTCTTAATGCACGGGAAGTAGCTCGTAATCTTCTTATATTGTATTTTCCTAGTGGTCTTTCCGGAAAACTTGATAGTTGGGATTGTCTTGCTGACAATTATTATGGTCTTCCGGGAAATCTCTCTCTCGAAGGTTCGACCCTTGAATTTACCGCTTCCTCTGCTCCGTCTTCTAATTCTTGTTTGGTTGTTCTTTATCCGACTAATGATGTTGGACATTTTCCTGCTGATTCATTTTATCTTAAGCATGAAGGTACTGGTGTTGAGCCTACTACGTTTACTTATTTGTCTAGTTCTGTTTCTTCATTTTTATTGAATACGCAGGTTGTTTCTGTAGATGGCACTTGGACAAAGCCTGTAGCTGCAAACTGTCCTTTTTACACTCCTGATTCTAACTTGCCGTCTGTACCGTTGTCTGCTTTACCGTTCCGTGCATACGAGTCTTATTATAACGCTTTTGGTCGCGATATTCGTAACAATCCGTTTATTGTTGACGGTAAGCCTGAGTATAATAAATATGTACCGTCTTTAAAAGGAGGTCGTGATACGTATAAATATCAGCTACATTATGCTAATTGGGAGCCTGATGCTTATACTACCGCTTTACAATCTCCGCAGGCAGGTGTTGCTCCTCTTGTAGGTATTACATCACTTGGCGAAGCAACTTTTAGAGATGCTGCTGGTGTTGAGTATCATGCTCAACTTGAGACTGCGGATGATGGTGATACTGTTACAGGCTTCCAGGTTAAGAGCTCTAACGCTCCTACTGATGTTATTCGTAACCTTATCGGTATGGCCACATCTGGTATCTCTATTTCTGATTTCCGAAATGTTAATTCACTCCAGCGCTTCCTTGAGATTCGTGTTCGTCAATCTCCGCGTTATAAGAATCTTGTAAAAGGACTCTTTGATGTTAATTTGGATTATGATGAGCTTATGATGCCCGAATTCCTTGGTGGTATTTCTGACACTATTCCTGTATATAAGGTAACCCAAACAACCCCTACTGAAGGAAATCCTTTAGGTAGTTTTGCCGGTCAAGGCTCGCTTCAGTCTGGTATGCGTCATGTTATTCGCAAGTATTGTCCTGAAGAAGGTTACATTCTTGGTGTTATGTCTGTCGTGCCTGCTGCGAATTATTCGCAGTTGTTACCACCGCATTTCACTCGTATGAACCTTTTGGATTGGCATTTCCCCCAGTTCAACAATATAAGCTATCAACCTATGTTGTACAAGCATTTGTGTCCGTATCAAGCTTATGCTGTGAGTCCCTCAAATATTAACAATGTATTTGGTTATCAACGTGCATACTGGGATTTGATTTCGTCATTCGATGAAGTACATGGTGAATTCCGTGGTTCTATGAGAAACTTCCTTATTAATCGTGTGTTTGATAAAGCCCCCGAGTTATCTAAGGACTTTTTGCTTGTAAATCCAGATCATGTCAATGATGTGTTTGCTATGACTTCTGAAAATGGTGATAAGATTCTGGGTAGTATTGCTTTTGATATTACTAAGAAGACAACTATACCTCGTAACTCAATTCCTCATATTGAATAATTATGAAACAAGTAGTAATTCACGCATGGAACACTCACACGTGTACATGTACTCGGAAGCCGGGCGAACTTCCTGTACGTGGTGACCTTGCATATACTCCCGCCCAAATGTATGAAGCTGCTAAAGCTGGTGTGCCTATTTCGGCACAGAATATTTCACAGTTGCCGTCTGATGATTTTACTGACGAGGAATCCTGGATTGTTCCTGTCGAGTATCGTCGAGGACAGGATATTGCTGATGTTTGGAATGCTCAACGTGATGCTCGCGCTAAGATTGTAGCCGCCTACAATAATAAGCGTAAACAATTAAAGTAATGGCTCTTGGTTCAATAATTGGAGGTGCTCTTTCGGGTATCTCCAATCTGTTTGGTGCTCATTCTCAGAATCAATCTGTTGACAAACAGCTCGCGGCGGCACGTGAAGAAGCTGAGAAAACGCGCAAATGGCAGACCTCTGAACGTGAATCTCAAAATGATTGGAATTATAAACTTTGGCAGGCTAACAATGAATATAATACGCCTGCTGCTGTTCAAGCTCGTTTAAAGGCTGCCGGAATTAATCCTGATTTGTATGCTACTAATGGAGCATTGCAAGGATCTTCCATTCAGGCTCAAGGTGGACATACTCCGTCTGGTCCTGTTGCTGATACTTCTGCCTGGAATCGTTATAAACCTATTGGTAGTGTTGCTTCTCAAGCTGTTGCGGATACTGCTTTATCCGCTCAAGTTGCTAAGACTAATGCTGAAGTTGAGGGTCAGAAACATACGAATGATATTCTCGCTTCTGATGCTTCATTTCGTGATGCGTTTAATCAAGGTCAGCTTGATACTATTGAGAGTACTATTCTTGTTAATGGTAGCAAGATTAACCTTAACGATTCTCAGGCTTCTCAAGCTCGTAGTATGGTTGAACAAATCAATGCTACTATTGGTAAGATTAAATCTGAGGTTGATCTTTTGATTTCTAATGCTGCTGATGTTGATTCTCGCATTTGGGAGCGTCACGTTCGTGTAGCTTTGGATTCTTTCATAGCACATGGTAAGCTTAAGGTTATGCAAGGTCAGTTAGGTGTCTCTAAGGAGAACCTTAAACTTGCCTTTCAAGAACTTGCTGGAAAACTGCCTCTCATGAAGTCTGATGAGAAACGTAATCAGGCCTTATCGTCTTTTTATGAAACTCTTGGCTTTAAGGCGAGCGCAGAAGCAGACCGTCTCCGTTTTGACTTGCTACAGGATCAAAATTGGGATGATCTCGAACGAAGTATGCAACAGCTTCATTTGGTTCTCCGTGATATTGCATCTTTTGTGCCTTTTGCTAATCCTCATTCTTCGAAAGAATAACATTTATTAATGCGAAACTTTTGGTGATATTATAAATAATGTCTATCTTTGTAGTGTTGAAAGAAATAAGACTATTAATCTTTAAAACATTACAATTATGGACATTATTTTACAGTATTTGAACGTTAGAAGACAGAAACAGGCATTTGTTAAAGTAACAGGTATCGACTGCAACACTATTTACCAGGCTATTAATCATAAACGTATGGACGATAGAGCTATCAGTTTTATTGACCATATGGAAGATACATTTAACACATCATTTATTCTTGCTGGTATGATAGATGCCCAATATTGCAATCGCAAGGTGATTGAAGAACTATCTTATTCCGACTTTTGTCGAATAACTTGTGGACCGGGTGAAACATCCGGCATCGTCTAACTTGATATATGTAGCACAACTGACACATTGCTCAGCTTGTGTGAAAGATTTGAATGAGCAGCCCTTCTTGGGCTGCCTTGCCCAATAACTCTTATAAGGCTACAGCCCTACGAAGTTTCCAACTTCGGTTTGCGTTCTTATCCATTCTGTCTCTTATCTATCGCAAACGTCAAAGCATACTTTTCCTTTTTTCTTTCGAGACGTGCAATAAAACAATGCGTAGGATAAAATAGCGTTTGGCGTTCTGTGGTAAACTATGTTAAACCAAGCGTAGCGACTTTAACATAGTTTGGCGCAGGTTGATAAACGATATTTTAGCCTACACTTTATCTTTGCACATCTTGAGAGATAAAAGGAAATTATGAAATCGTGAGCGCGGTAGCGCGAACACCTCTCTGTCATCTTGGATGACGCCTCCGTATATATTGCGTAACGAAGTGAAGCGCGTCAGGGATAGGAGCGAGTATCGGCGAAGCCGATTTGTTTGAGCGGATAGCCCGCCCGGACGCCCAAATTAAAAATAAAAAACTATGTCAAATATTCTTTGTGAAAAACCGAAATATATTTTAAATCCTGCATTTAAGGATGCACTTTTGAAAACAGGAAAATATGTTTACGACGGAAATGCAACTTTTGTTCCGGAAATGCAACTTGCCGCATGGCGCTGGAATTTTCCATACGCTTTGTTTTCTCCGAAAGCTATTGATTCTCAGAACTTTGCTTCATATCAAGATAGCTATTATGCCATTGACCGCGACGATGATGCCGTACCTATGTTTTTGGCAATTCCTTGTCGTAAATGTGCTCTTTGTCGAAAAAGAAATGCCCGTGAATGGATGTTTCGCGCTGTTGCTGAAACACAATCATCTCGTTCTGTTCCTTACTTCATCACTCTGACTTATAATCCTGCGAATCGTCCTGTTGACGGCGTAGATAAAAAACATGTACAAGATTTTCTTAAACGTTTACGTCAGATTCTCACTCGAGATTATGATTATACTGAAACGATACGGTATTTTGCCGCCGCTGAGTATGGCAGCCATACGAAACTGCCTCATTATCACCTTATTCTTTGGAATATGCCTATTAACATGTCTGCTATGGATGTGTATAAAATTGTTCATCAGGCTTGGTCTGTTCGAAAACGAGTTTATAACAAACTTACTCATCGCTTTGATTGGGATTATGTAGGTGAACTTGGTTTTGTTTATTGCAAGCCTTGCACTCAAGGCGGCATTCAATATTGCATGAAATATATGCGTAAAGAAAGTGATGTTCCTGCAGGTTGCAAGCCTACTTTTTACTTATCCTCCCGCCGCGGCGGCGGTCTTGGTTACAAATGGTGTCTTGACCACGTTCTTTGGTTTTATCAACATCCTGACGTTCTGACTGTTGAGATTGTCGACAAGTTTACAGGTGAGCGTTTTACGTCATATATTCCCTCTTATTTTCGTCGGAAACTTTACCCCACGCCTTCTCTGCTTATTCGCAAAGAAATCCGTGATACTATTCAGTTAGTAGACTATTTCTTGTCAATCCGCGCATGTCTTTGGCAGATACAACTCCATATGCCTGATAAAGAGGTTAATGCCACCCGTAAATGGCTTGGAGAAAAGTTCCCCTTTTACAATTTCGACACCTGTGTACATCGTTTCCCCCGCTTTATTTTTGACAATGCGAAAAACTTCTACGCCATTCATCATGAGGATAGTCTTATTGTTATGGAACATATTCTTGAACCTCTTTTGGCTATGCTCGAAGCTTACGAATTTGACCTTGACTATTACAAGAAGATGACCGCAGCTAAACGTGAACATCACGAGTTTATGAGTGAATATATGTCAACTTTACCCGAGATAGATATAACTTATGTTAAATATAAGACAGATAGTGAGAACATTCTTGCTATTTACAGAGAAACTTTGTAACTATGCCGTACATTTATGCTAAGATTTATCCGAAGACGATGTTAAACTACGAAAAAGAGAAGATAACATATCGCACTTTTGATACACTGGATGAGTATATTTTGTTTGTAAATTTTGAATTACCTGGTCTTATGCAAGATGACTACTTGGTAGTTCTATCTAATAATTTTTGTTTCACTTAAAATTTTTACATTATGGAAAAGTTAAAAGTAGATTGCTGTTCAATTACAGCGCAAGACAATGAACCTCGTGTTACTTTTACAACTCGTAAGTTTCTTTCTACTCAGGTAGAGATGCCTGTTATTGTTGTTGTTCGTGAACACATTCCTCTCTCTGCAGCTATGCAGCTTATTGTTACTGATCGTCAGTTACCGGACGGTATGCTTGAACAATATCTTATTGAGCCGGAAAATGACTAAGCAGCAGATTTATAAGATTATAGAGCATGCGACTACTTTCATCCTTGGAGTAGCCGCGGCTATTCTTTTGGATAGTTGCACTGCATCTATGTCCTTATTCTGGAAAAACCAGAATTCCTCTCAAGGCACGCAACAGTCTACTACTACGCGTGTGGATACTTTAAAAACTCCTGACATTAATGTTAATTTTTGATTATGGCAAACATATTTCGTAAAAAAGACTCATACATAGACCGCGTCAATCGTTCTACGTTCGACTTGTCTTTTGTAAACAATTTGACAATGAAATTTGGAGCAATCACCCCTGTGTGTCTGCTCCCTGCTTCATTTGGTGACTCGTTTCAGATAAACGCTCGTTTCAATTTGCAACTGCTTCCGACTGTGTTTCCGATACAGACTCAACTCTATGTGCGGTTACATTTTGTTTACGTTCGTACTCGTACTCTTTGGGAAGACTGGATGTCATTCTTTGGTGGTGATGAAACCGTAACTCCTCCTTGGATGGATCCTACTGCCGAG